AGAACCTCCTACTTTTTAAGGGAATAACTATGGCAAGAGGTTTGTTAGACACAAAAACTACTATTGGCACAGCCAAAGAGATTGCTGACAACACCAAGAATGCCATTGATAACTATTCTCTAGGAGCTATGAACCCAAGTTTGCCTAATACCGAGTACTGGGCAAAGATGGCTAAGATGTTCCGAATCACACCAGCAGAAGTCAAGCGTCAACGATGCGGTAACTGCGAATACTACGACAACACTCCCGAAATGTTTGAGGCTATGGAAGCCATACCACTAAACAAGTACGACCTATATGATGGTCAAGCTCAACGTGGTTGGTGTCATAAGCTAGATCTTATTTGCCATAACTCCCGTCTATGCTCTGTATGGGAACGTAAAGACTTTGAAACCGAGGATTAATTATGCGATTAGATAAAGCAGCAGAAAAGATTGGCAAGGTTATGGGCGAGTATAAAGACAAAGAGCTTCATTCCGGCAAGGGTGGAAAGGTAGTTAAGTCACGTAAGCAAGCAATTGCCATCGCACTATCAGAAGCTAACAAGGTCAAAGGTAAATAATCATGGCTAAAGACCCACGATTAGATAGAGCTGGTGTTACTGGCTTTAACAAACCAAAGGCAACTCCAGACCATCCAACCAAGTCACACGTAGTAGTAGCAAAAGATGGTGACGAGATTAAAACTATTCGCTTTGGTCAGCAAGGTGTAAAAGGCAGTCCAGATAACAGCAAGCGTAACGAAGCATTTAAAGCACGTCATGCGGAGAACATTGCCAAGGGTAAGATGTCTGCTGCATGGTGGTCGGCAAAAGTAAAGTGGTAGTATCTAAACAAAAATATATTAAGAATTGTCCTGATTGTGGGGCTATGCAAGAATATGGTAGAAAAGACCATTTAAAATCTGCCATACGTGGTAATTGGAAATGTAAATCATGTAGTAGCCATGATAACAATTTCAAAGGCAAGTATCATGCTATTCCGTATACATGGTTTAGCATAAAAGCGAAAGGTGGTATGTCTAGAGGTTATCAATGGGAATTAACTATTGAAAACATTTGGGATATGTATGAAAAGCAAAATGCTGTTTGTGCATTATCTGGAATACCTATAGGATGGTCTGACAAAGGTTTGACTGCTACAGCTTCTATTGACCGTATAGATAGTTCAGAAGGTTATATATTAGAAAATGTACAGTTAGTGCATAAAGACATAAATTTTATGAAACAACAATTTGACCAAAATTATTTTATAGAAGTATGTAAAGCAGTTGCAGATAAACATACACTATGAACGACCATTGGGCAATAATACTGTTAGCTGTAATTGCTAACCTTACACTCGTTATTAACGCAATACATCATTGGTAACTTATGGCTGGATTACTAGACAACAATATATTTAGCAATATGTCAGCTTGGGATAAGACCAAGACATTGGCATCCGGTTACGGTGGTGCGCTATTGCAGTCTGTATTACATCCTATTGAGCATTGGAATCATAGTGGCTATCCTAGCGAACTAAGTGATTCATTGGTACAAAAGAATCCAGAAGTGGGATTTCAACGATATGATAGGACACCATTAGATGCTGCAATTAATTACGGTGGGGCTTATCAGTACGCAACTTCTCCTACGGTATCGTATGATGATGCTGCTAACCGAGCAAAGGCATACCAGCTTACCGGTTACTTAGTAGACGGAATGCTAGGCAATAAGAACCGCCAAGTAGATGCTGTAAGAGATTACGAAGAAAACCTAGCCGGCATTAAGCAAGCTATAGCGGATAAGAAAGTAAACTCAGTAATGAACGAAGACAAGATTCGCCAGATGTCAGCCAAGTATGGTAAACAGAAAGCAACAGTAAGACCGCAATACTAATTTTAACAACAGGGTGACCAACCTACTAGGAGTCACAACAAAATGACAGAAGAAAAAGCAGCACAATTAGCAGCAGCCAGAGAGAAGGCAGCAGAGGCTAATCAAGGTAACACTCATTCAAGTAAAATCAACAGATTAATGAATGAAACTCTGAAACGTATATTAATTCAGAATGAAGGGCTAAGGGCAAGGACTATTAGTGAGGCTCTAGTGGCTAAAGCAGAGGATGGTGACGTATCTGCTATCAAAGAAGTCTTTGACAGAATGGATGGTAAAGTAGTCCAAGAGAACAAAATAAGCGGTGATGCTGATGCACCATTGCTGATACAAGTGGTAACGGGTATAGATGACAACTACTAACCCAATTGACTTAGGCTACAAGCCTCGGTTACCACAGAAAGAGATACACAAGGCAGTAAGAGAGAATCGTTTTGTTGTAGCTGTAGCGCATCGTAGGATGGGTAAAACTGTTTCTGCTATAGTGCAATTGATTCATTCTGCATTACAGAATACACAGAAGAACCCAAGGTATTCTTATATTGCACCAACGTATTCACAAGCCAAGAGGGTCGCATGGGATTACCTAGTAGAATATACTCGCTCACTTGGTGGTACTGCAAACATCGCAGAGCTAAGAGTGGACTTTCTGGGCAGAAGGATAAGCCTGTACGGTAGTGAGAACGGTGACAGTTTACGTGGTCAATACTTTGATGGTGTTGTGCTAGACGAGGTAGGTGACCAAGACCCAAAGATTTGGAATGAAATAATTAGACCGGCTCTTAGTGACAGAAAGGGATTTTGTTTATTTATAGGAACTCCGAAAGGCAATAACCATTTTCTTGAGTTTAAGCAAAGAGCGCAGGCAACCGAGGGTTGGAAGTTCTTAGAGTTTAAGGCTAGCGATACAGGTATTATAGATCCGTCAGAGTTAGCAAGCGCACGTAATGAGATGGGCGATGATAAATACCGCCAAGAGTTTGAGTGTAGCTTTGATGCACCAGTAGAGGGTGCTTACTACGGTAAGTTACTAATGGATGCCGACAACGAGAACAGAGTAACTAAAGTTCCTAAAGATGGTCTAGCAAAGATTGTATGTAGCTGGGACTTAGGTGTAAGTGATTCAACCTGTATTTGGGTAGCTCAGATAGTCGGCAAAGAGATACAGCTAGTAGACTGTACTGAGAACCATGGAGTCGGACTGGATTATTATGTGAGCTGGTTACGTGACAACGGTTACGATAAAGGTCAGCAGATTCTTCCACACGATGTAAGAGTCAGAGAGATGACCACAGGTCGCAGCCGTTTAGAAGTCTTAATGGAAGCTGGACTAGATGTAACAGTAGCACCAAGCCTATCTATAGCAGATGGCATTCAAGCAGTCAGACGTATGCTGCCGAGATGCTGGTTTGACATAGAAGGCACAAAGAACGGTCTAGTAGCATTACGTAATTATAGACGTGAGTTTAATGAGAAGCAGAATGTGTTTTACGATAAGCCAGTTCACGACTGGTCATCACACTTTGCAGACTCGTTTAGGTATTTAGCAATAGGGTTAGTAGAAGCAGACACAACGTGGTCACAACCATTACAACAAAATAAGGCATGGGTCGTATGATGAACCAAGAAGAATTAAAGGCACTTGTTGCTGATGAAATCAATAACGCTATTGGCTACTTAGAGTCAGATACGGTTCAAGCTCGTGCTGATGCGATGAGCTACTACTTCCGTGACAAGTACGGTACTGAGGTAGAAGGTCGCAGCCAAGTAGTTACCGGTGAGGTAGCTGAAGCCGTAGACGGTGCATTACCTCAACTAATCCGTGTATTCACGTCATGCGAAGATGCTGTGCGTTTTGAGCCTACTAAAGACGGTGAAGAAGAACTCGCTGACCAAGCTAGTGACATGGCTAACTGGGTATTCTATAAAGACAACGATGGCTTCTTAATCCTACACAACTGGTTCAAAGACGCTTTGCTTCAGAAGGTTGGGGTTGTTAAAGCATACTGGGAAGAGAAGAAAGACACCATCAAAGAGAAGTATAAAGGCTTAACCGATGACGAGTTAGCCATGATTATGCAGACTGGCGAGTGGGAAATCACCAAGCAAGTGACCGATGTAGTCATTGGCATGGATGGCATACCTTACAATACGCATAACATTACAATCCAAAAGATAAACGATGAGAGCCGTATCGCTATTGAGAATGTCCCACCAGAGGAGTTCTTAATCAGCAAACGTGCTAAGACCATTGAAGACTCACCATTCACAGCACACCGTAGAATGATTGCCCGTGGTGATTTAATCGCTATGGGTTACGAGAAGTCTATCGTAGACACAATCCCAGCTAACGACCGTTTAGAATACGCACCAGAGCGTTTAGCTCGTTTTGGTCGTGATGAAATTCCGGACTACTCACAATCTACTGACCTATCCATGGAAGAAGTAGAGATATTTGAGTGCTACATCAAGGTAGATACTAATGACAATGGCTTGCTAGAACTACGCAGGGTTATCCTAGGTGGTGAAACAATACTGTCTAACGAAGAATGCGACTACGTGCCATTCCACTCTGTATGCCCAATTCCTATTCCACACAAGTTCTTTGGTCAATCACTAGCCGACAGGACAATGGACTTGCAACTAACCAAGTCTACTATCCTACGTCAGATGCTAGACAACTTGTACCTAACAAACAATGCCCGTGTTACAGCCGTAGAGGGTCAAGTAAACCTAGATGACTTGCTAACGTCTACTGCCGGTGGTGTTGTCCGTGTTAAGAATAACCAAGCAGTTACACAACTAAACGTACAGAACACAGCCGGTCAATCATTCCCGATGATGGAATACCTAGACGGTGTACAGGTTTTTGGGTAACGGTAACCGTCAAGAGCAGATTGCTATGTTGCAAATGATTATGGCTAAACAGGAAGAAATTATCGGCAAGTACGGTGCTAACAACCCATTGGTGACTGTAACGCAATATCGCAGCACTCTTGGTCGCATGATTGAGATGGCTGGCTTTAAAGACACAACTTCATTCATTAATGACATTACACCAGAGGTTGAACAGCAAATAATGCAGGCAGCATCACAGCCACCTGCTGATCCAACGTCAGAGGCAGCACAGTTGTATGCCAAGGTAGAAGAACAGAAGGCTCAATTATCTGCACAGACATCTGAAGCCAAGCTACAACTAGACCGTGAGCAAATGCAAGTAGATAACGCTCGTAAAGAACTAGAGATGCAACAGAAACAAATGCAAATGGAAGGTGACTACCGTATCAAGGAAGCCGAGTTGCAATTGAAACAGATGGAGCTTGAGCTAAAGTCACAGGCAACAGACGGTAAACTACAGACAGAACAGCTTAATGCCATTATGTCAGCCATCACTAGCTTGAATGAAATGGTAAAAGGTGGTATAAAGGCTGAACCACAAGATATGGAAGAAAATGACAATGAAAACACAATCTATGGTGCATAAATGACCAAATCAGAGTGGGCAAACAATATGCTCCAAGACCAAAACTTCTTGGATGTGTTTAAAGAGATGGAAGATTTACAAATGCTACGGTGGGCTAATTCACCGCTTTACGATTATGATGAGCGACAAGATGCTTACACAAAGCTAACAGCCATCCGTGAAGTAATGGCACATATAGTTGGCATGGCAGATGACCGCAAGATTAATGCCAAACGCT